GATGCTGGACGAAAACGGCGAGCCTGTCATGCCGCCGGTGCCGCAGCTGTTTGATGTGACGGTCAAGCGCGTGCAAAAGGACGGCCGCGTGGCCATTGCGGCGATCCCGCCTGAGGAGTTCTTGTTGTCGCGCAATGCGCGCAGCCTTGATGACTCCAGCATCGTCGCGCACCGCAAGATGGCTACCGTGGCTGAGTTGATTGAGATGGGCTACGACGAGGACGAGATCAACCAGTATGTGACATCGGCCGACTTTGATGAAAACGACGAGTACCTGCGTCGCCGTGCCATCACCACGACCATCGGCATGGCCGAGGAGTCCAACAACCCGATGATGCAGCGCGTGCTGTACGTCGAGAGCTGGTTGCGCGTGGATTACGACGGCGACGGTCTGCCTGAGCTGCGCAAAATTTGCACAATGGGTGATGGTCACACCATTGTCAACAATGAGCCTGCCGACTTCATCCCGTTCGCTGATTTCCCTTGCGACCCTGAGCCACACACCAGCCCGCTGGAGGCCATGTCGGTCTTTGACTTCACCAAGGACTTGCAGGAAATCAAGTCGGACATCCTGCGCAACACCTTGGACAGCCTGGCCCAGAGCATCCACCCGCGCACCGGCGTGGTGGAGGGACAGGTCAACATGGACGACGTGCTGAACAATGAGACGGGTGCTGTGGTGCGCATGCGCGCACCTGGAATGGTGCAGCCGCTGACAACACCGTTTGTTGGGCGCGAGGCGTTTTCCATGCTTGAGTACATGGACCAGATCAAAGAGGACCGCACCGGCATGTCCAAGGCCGCAATGGGCCTCAATGCTGATGCGCTGCAGTCAAGCACCAAGGCTGCGGTTGCGGCGACGGTAACGGCCAGCCAGATGCGCATTGAGTTGACCACGCGGATCTTGGCCAACGGCATGAAAAAGCTGTTCAAGAATTTGCTCTATCTGGTGGCCACGCGCCAGGACAAGCCCCGCATGGTGCGCCTGCGCAACCAGTGGGTGCCGATTGATCCGCGCATGATGGACGCGACCATGGACGTGTCGATCAACGTGGCATTGGGCACGGGTGACACGGCAGAGAAGATGGGCGCGCTGCAAATGATCATGGGCATCCAGCGAGAGGCGCTGATGCAGATGGGGCCGCAGAACCCGCTGGTGACGCCGGCGCAATTCAGCTACACCGTGCGCAAGATGGTGGAGCTGGCCGGTTTTCGAGATGCGTCGCAGTTCTTCAACCAGGTGCCTGCCAATTACATGCCGCCACCCAAAGAAGACAAGCCGTCGCCAGAAGAGATCCTGGCTCAGGTCCAGGCGCAATCTATTCAGGCCGACATCCAGAAGAAGGCTGCAGAGTTGCAGCTGGATCAAGAGAAGATGATCCGCAGCGACGACCGAGAGCGAGACCGCATTGAGGCCGACATGATGCTGCGTGCATATGAGATGCAGTTGAAGTACGGCACGCAAGTTGATGTGGCCAGCATCAAGGCAATGATGGAGCGTGACCGCGAGGCCATGCGAGGCCTCCAGCAAATGCAGCAGCCGCAGGCAGGGGTGCAGTGATGGACGCTATCGACAAGATCAACCATGGCCAGCACGCGCAGCGCTTGCTGGATGACAGCGTGCTGGCGGCGGCATTTGCCGACCTGGAGGCCCTGTACATCAACGACTGGAAATCGACTAAAGTTGACGACACAGTCAAGCGAGAGCAGGCTTTCATGCAACTGCAGGCGCTCGAAGGGCTGAAGAGTCAGCTCCAGAGCTATGTCCACACCGGCAAATTGGCAGGCAGACACCTGGAGCGTATGCAAAAACTTTGAATTTGAGGTGAGAATATGGCTAACGACACCACGGCGATGTCCAGTGTTGAATCCATGACCGCAGAGAGTGCGGCCGATGCTATCGAGGCGATGATGTCCGGCGACGGGGAACAACAGGACCAAGAGGCGCAGCAGGACGAAGAGTCCGAACCCGAGTACGAAGACGACGACCAGATTGAGGACGACGCTGATCAGGACGAAGACGAGTACGAGGAAGAATCCGACGAGGATGTAGACGAAGAGCAGGACGACCAGCCACAGAAATTCACCGTCAAGGTTGACGGCAACGAAGTGGAAGTGACGTTGGAAGAGCTGCAAAACGGCTACAGCCGGACGCAGGATTACACGCGCAAGACCCAGGCGCTGGCCCAAGAGCGAAAGGCAGCTCAGGCCGAGTTTGAGGCAGTGCGTCAAGAGCGACAGCAGTACGCTCAATTGCTTGGTGCATTACAGCAGCAGCTGGCCCAAGCTGAACAGGACATCAGTCCAGAGCAATTGGAGCAGCTTTATGAGAGCGACCCGATTGAATGGATGCGGCAAAAAGAGCTGATCCGTGCACGTCAAGAAAAGATGTTTGCGGCACAGTCTGAGCAGCAGCGACTGATGCAAATTCAGCAGGCCGAGCAGCAGCAGAATATGCAGCGTTATTTGGAAGGTCAGAAGCAGGCTTTATTGAAGTCGCTACCTCAACTGCAAGACCCGCAATTTGCGAGTCAGCAGAAGGCGCGATGGATGGAGGCAGGCAAGTCGATTGGGTTCTCTGAGCAAGAGCTTGGTGGGATCACCGATCACCGTGTCTTGTTGGCGCTCAACGCATTGGCCGATTACAACGGCATCAAGGCGAAGCGGCAGCAGACCAAACCAGTGCAGGGCAAGCGAGTAGCGAAGCCTGGAAGCACGCGATCTCCAAATCAGAAAAGCAGTAGCGTGAAGAAGTCGCAGCAGCGTCTCAGGTCAACTGGAAACGTCAAAGACGCGGCCAGCTTGATTGAACAATTCTTGTAATTTTCTGGAGTTCCAAAATGGCTATCGCTACCAACACCTTCACCACCTATTCGGCAAAAGGCATCCGCGAGGACTTGTCGAATGTGATCTACAACATCAGCCCTGAAGAGACCCCGTTTGTCTCCAACATCGGCAAAGGCACCATCGCCAACACCACCTTTGACTGGCAAACCGACGCATTGGCCGCTGCCGCTGCCAACGCCCAGTTGGAAGGCGACGAGACCAGCTACGACGCTGTGACCGCCACCGTCCGCCTGCAGAACTACGCACAGATCAGCCGCAAGTCGGTCATCGTGTCTGGTACTGAAGAGAAGGTCAACAAGGCTGGCCGCCGCAGCGAAATGGCATACCAGATCGCCAAGCGTGGCGCTGAGATGAAGCGTGACATCGAGTTTTCGTGCTTGAACAACCAGGGCGCTGTCGCTGGTGACGCAACCACGGCTCGCAAGACCGCTTCGATGCAGGCTTTCTTGAAGACCAACACCAACAAGGCAGCTGACGGTGCTGACCCCAGCTACACCACGACCCCCACGGACGTGCGTACTGACGGTACTGCCCGAGCTTTCTCTGAGACCATCTTGAAGGACGTGATCCAGCAGGTTTGGACTGAGGGTGGCATGCCCAAGATGTTGATGGTTGGCTCGTTCAACAAGCAAGCCGTGTCGGCATTCAGCGGTATCGCTGGCCAGCGCTTCAACGTGACTGGTGCCAAGCCTTCGACCATCGTGGCTGCTGCTGACATCTATGTGAGCGACTTCGGTAACGTGTCTATCGTTCCCAACCGCTTCCAGAAGGCCAGCGACGCATTTGTGATCGATCCTGAGTACGCCTCTATCGATTACTTGCGCCCGATGCAGACCATCCAGATGGCGAAAACCGGCGACGCTGAGAAAAGATTGATGCTTGCAGAATGGGCGCTCCGCGTGCATACGGAAAAGGCTCACGGCATCGCGAGTGATCTCACGGTGAGCTAACCCTGACTTAACCGTGTAAAATCCTCGGCATTGGAAACTTTGCCGAGGATTTTTTATGTGCAGTGTTAACGGGTGTGATGGCCGCGTTGCTGGGATTGGGTTTTGCAATAAGCACTACCTACGATTCAAAAAGTACGGTGATCCGCTTGGCGGAAAACGAAATCATGCACCAGTAGAAGAGCGTTTTTGGCGGTACGTCCAAAAGACCGAGTCATGCTGGGAGTGGGTTGGGAACAAGGGTAGATTTGGATACGGGAGAATCCAGGAATTTGGTGTTTCAGGAAAGACGGTTCAAGCCCATCGCTTGAGTTACCAAATGCACGTTGGACCAATACCGGATGGACTTTTTGTGATGCACAAATGTGACAACCCGTCATGCGTCAATCCAGGCCACTTGCAGCTTGGGACGCCGAGGGACAACACACAGGACATGATTGCCAAGGGCAGAAAACGTGTTGTTGCTCCAGTGGGTGAGGGAAACGGCAAGTCAAAGCTAACGGCAGAACTTGCGAAATACATCAAATCCAGCTTATCCACCAACGCTGAACTTGCGCGAGAATTAAATCTAAGCCCCAACTGTATTCGTGGGGTACGAACTGGAAGGACTTGGAAGCATGTCTGACGTAATCGGAAAGCGCTTGATCTCAGAGAACAAAGAGATCGGGCAGAAGCAGTATTGGGTAGATCACGACGACGGCAGCGTGACGCTGCAGACCGTCCAGGATGTTGGCGACCTGGCCGAGGCCAACAAGCAGAATTTCAACCAGTTTGACGAGCGCGCAGGCTGGAAGGGTGACATGCACAGGGTCGCATCTATCCCGATGAGCATCTACTACGACCTCAAGCGCAAGGGCATTTTGGACGACCAGGCAGCCTTGAAAAAATGGCTCAACGACGTGGATAACCGCGTGTTCCGCACGCGACCTGGACAAATATAATTTCAGCCATGGCCATCACCACCTACACCGAGCTAAAAACCGCAGTCGCCGACTGGCTGAACCGCGACGATTTGACGTCGTCGATTCCGACGTTCATTGCATTGGCAGAGGCTGGGATGGAGCGCGTCTTACGCACCCGCAACATGCTGACCAGAGCCACTGCGACGATTGACACGCAGTACAGCACTGTGCCGTCTGACTTCTTGGAAATCCGCACCATCAAGCTGCTGACCAACCCTGTGCAGCCGCTGACGTTTCAGACCAAGGACATGCTGGACGAGATTGACGCGCAGCGCGGCACTGGTGGCGGCAAGCCATTGGACTTTACTGTCGCTGGCAACCAGATTCGAGTCAGCCCTGCGCCTGATGGTGAGTACACGGCCGAGCTGGACTACTACGCCAAGCTGGACAAGCTGTCGGACTCGGTGAGCACGAACTGGATTTTGGCGTCTCACCCTGACGCCTATTTGTACGGCTCGCTGATCCACAGCGCGCCCTATTTGAAGGACGACGAGCGCGCAGGCGTTTGGTCCACTTTGTACGCCACGGCTGTGCAGTCAATTCAACAAGCGGACGAGCGCGCCGCGACAACTGGTGGGGCGCTGAAGGTCCGCACCAATTCATTTGGAGTACGCTAATGGCGAGCTTTACCGACTACACCGAAAACCTGGTGCTGACCTGGCTACTAACCGGCAGCAGCGCAACCCGTCCAACGGCCTGGTACGTTGGTTTGTTCACTGCCGCGCCCAGCGACACTGGTGGCGGCACTGAGGTTTCAGGCAATGGCTATGCCCGCAAGACCGTTGGCGGCATGACGGTGGCCGGCACTGCCACCACTGCTGACAACGACAACGCCATCGAGTTTGCTGCCGCAAGCGGTGGCAACTGGGGCACCATCACCCACGCGGCCATCTTTGACGCCAGCACCGGCGGCAACATGTTGGCATGGGCGCCTTTGACGACCAGTCGCACGATCAACGACGGCGACGTGTTCCGCATCCCTGCCGGGTCACTGACGGTGACTCTGACCTGATATGGCTGCTTATGGCGTCTCCACTTATGGTGACGGCAATTACAGCTACGGCATCACAGAGGGTGCTGCCGCAATAACGGGTGCAAGCAGTGTCACAGCTGCCGGCACCCGTTTTGCATTTGGCCAGGTTGTAATTGCTGATGCCAGCTCGGTGTCTGCGGCGGCGAATGTCGTCAAGGATTCTGGCTTTGCCGTGTCCGCATCGTCGGCATGCGAGGCAGCTGGTGAGCGCATTGGCATTGGCGAGGCATCTGTGCTGGATGCGTCAAGCGCCTCGGTGTCTGGGCTGCGGTATGCGGTTGGTGCTGCGGCCGCTGTTGACTCTTCAGATGTGGCTGCTTCTGGTGAGCGCATTGGCGTTGGCGCGGTGGCTGTGGATGATGCGTCATCGGTGGCTATTGACGGTGTCAGGGTGGCCTTTGTCACGGCCACTGTGGCTTCTGATGCAACGATGGTCGTGGGGTCCAATGTTGTCGTCAACCAGGCTGTGACGATTGATGCTGAGTCGTCTATGTCGGTTGATGAGCGCAGGGTGATGAGCTTTGCGTTTGCCATGGTTGATGCGTCATCCATGGCCTGTTTTGCCCGTCTAAAATGGGAAGACGAGGCAGACACGCCAGAGACGTGGACCGACAAGGCAGACACGCCGACATCCTGGACCCCGGTGTCAGACACTGGAGAGTCGTGGTCAAGCGAGGCAGACACCGCAACCACTTGGACACAAATTTCTGAAACAAATGAAACTTGGCAAGAGATTGCCGCGTGAGGTAAAAAATGGCTGATACCACCACCACCAACCTTGGCCTGACCAAACCTGAGGTCGGCGCGTCGACCGACACCTGGGGCACTAAGCTCAATGCCGACCTGGACGCATTGGACGCGCTGTTCTCAAGCACTGGCACGTCGGTGGCCATGAACCTGGATGGCGCGGTGATTGACGGATCTGCCATTGGTGGCACAACCCCAGCCGCTGGCGCCTTCACCACGTTAAGCGCAAGCTCGACTGTCTCTGGCACGGGCTTCAGCACCTATCTGGCATCACCACCTGCAATCGGTGGTACTGCTGCTGCTGCTGGTTCTTTCACCACGCTGTCGGCATCTGGTGCGGTCACTCTCTCAGGCGGCACAGCCAACGGCGTAGCCTACCTCAACGGCTCCAAAGTCCTCACCAGTGGCTCGGCGCTGACGTTTGATGGGACGAATACGCTTACGCTTTCTAGTGGAACGCAGGGCACAATCAATTTGGTGACTGGTAAAATTAATGGCGGTTCAACTTTTGGCGATTTGCGAATTTTCACTGATCGTTTTCGTCTATACAACTTAGCTGGTAGTCAAATTGCGTACAACGTAGATTCCACAGGGGCACCAGTTTGGTCCATCAACGGCACCGAACAAATGCGCCTGACCTCCACAGGTCTGGGTATTGGGACGAGTTCGCCAACAAACAAGCTGTCTGTAACAGGCAATGCCAACATCACTGGCAACACCACCCTCGGCGACGCCTCCACCGACACTGTGACGGTGAATGGGTATATGGGTATTGGTGGCGGTGCCACTAGTTCTCGTGCGTTGCAAATCAGTTCTACGACTTTGACAGGAACGACACAGATTGGTGTATTGTCCCAACCTACGGCTAATAGCGCAGCAACGTCAGAACTTCGGTCTATAGCCAGCTTTCCTGTTGTTGATAATAGTGCATTTACTGTACCAAATGTCTCTGCGTTTTACGCTAGTGTTGGTTCTAAGGGAGCAGCAGCTACGGCAACGAATTGGCACGGCGTTTACATCGCTGACCAAACCCAAGGCACCAACAACTACGGCATCACCTCCGCAGTTTCCTCTGGCACGAACAAGTGGAACATCTATGCGTCGGGGACAGCGGCGAACTATTTTGCTGGGGCTGTGGGGATTGGGACGAGTTCGCCTTCTAGAAAACTCCATATTCACTCAGGAACCATTGATACTGCTGTCTTGATTGAAAGCGATGATGCTGTTTCTGTTATTAACATGAAAGATTCCACATCAAGCGGGGATGGTATCTCGTTTGGGGCTTATGGAGACTCATTTATTGTAAATAGCGGTCTAAGTACACAACGTTTTCTTGTTGGAACATCGGAGACGGTTGTAAACGACCCCGGCAACGACTACGACTTCCGAGTCGAGTCTGACACCAACACCCATGCGTTGTTTGTGGATGCGGGGAACAGCCGGGTTGGCGTTAACAACAGCACACCTCTTGTAGCTTTAGATGTTGTTGGGGATGGTGCTTTTGCTCGTTCTGTTAGCGGTGGAACAATGTCTCTCGCGTTAAAGAACGGCGGTTCTAGCGCGCAAGCAAACTATTGTGAACTGTATTTGCAATCTACTGGAGATTCTGGAAGGTTTGCAATCATTGGTGCAACAAATGGCGGAGCAAGCCAAAACAGGAACGATATTTACTTTGCTACAAACCCTACTGGTGGTGGGCCTTCTGTTGTCACCACTATTACACATGACAAATACCTTCGCATGGCTTCCGGCACAGGCGGCATCCAGTTCAACGGCGACACCGCCGCAGCAAACGCGCTGGATGACTATGAGGAGGGGACTTGGACGCCCACCAATGGCGGCGATGCAACAGGCACTGTTAACGCCACTGGACGCTACACAAAGATTGGCCGTGAAGTAACAGTACACGCAACTATCCAAATTACAGCAAATTTTTCAAGTAACGTTTTTGGTGGTTTGCCTTTTCAACCTTCTCAATCGACGGCATATTCATCCGTTCACGGTGTTTATGCGGCTGCCATAACATCATCAACAGCTAATCGTTTTTTAAATATATCTAGTGCAACAACAAATATGGGTGTCACATCGGCATCTGGTCTTAACGCAACAGCAAATCCAACTACAACTGATAACACATATCGTTTTTCATTTACATACCAAACAGCTTAACTACCTGACTCGGACGATTCAGGCTGACCTTGAAAGGAAATCAAAATGGCTCTTGAAAAACAAACCATCGTTGACAAGATCGAAGTGATCGAAAACGGCTGCGTGCAGGTTCGCACTGCAACGCGCATCGTGGAGGACGGCAGCGTCATCTCCTCAAGTTACCACCGCCATGTCGTTGCCCCCGGTGACGACTACTCAAACGAAGACGCGCGGGTGCAGGCCATCTGCGCCGCCGCCCACACCGCCGAAGTAATTGCGGCATATCAAGCATCTCAGGAGCAACAAGCATGACTACCTACAACTGGCAAATTCTGAATCTCGAACGTGAAACCGCCACAGGTTTTATTTCTGTCGCTCACTGGCAAGCAACAGGCGTTGATGGTGAACTGTCATCATCTGTCTACAACACCTGCTCATTCACTGGCGAAGTTGTAACGCCTTACGAGCAAGTGACGGAGCAACAGGTGCTTGAATGGTGTTGGGCAAACGGCGTGGACAAAGACGCTGTTGAAGCCTCTATCGCTGCTCGCATTGCCGATTTGCAAAACCCCAAAGAGGCCAGCGGCTTGCCTTGGGCAGCGTGAGTTAAGGGGAAGCCACCGCCCCACCTCGGTGGCACACTGAAAGGAAATCACAATGGGCAACAACACAAAAACCCCTGTGAATATCGACGGTACCGAGTACCAATTTGAAGACATGACCCAAGAGCAACAGGTGCTGGTGCAGCATGTGCATGACCTGGATCGCAAACTGGCATCGGCGCGATTTAACGCAGACCAGCTGCAGGTTGGCCGCGACGCTTTCTTCAGCATGCTGAAGCAATCCTTGTCCGCGCCGCAGGACGTTGAAACAGTGGACTAAGGACCATGGAACCATCAGAAATCGACCCGATCCGATATGGCGTGCTGTGGCAGCGCGTCCAGGAGATGGACAAGAAGATCGACAAGATGGAGCGTCAGCTTGAGCAATTGGTGGCCATGGCCAACCAGGGCAAGGGCGGTTTCTGGATGGGCATGACCATTGCCTCAATGGCCGGCGGTGTTCTCACATGGCTGGCCAGCCACTGGGGCAAGTGATGCTTGACCCGGTCTCGGCATTCGCCATGGCATCTGGCGCATTCAGCGCCATCAAGAAGCTGGTAGAGACGGGCCGAGAGATTGAGGATGTCGCTGGGTACTTTGGCAAGTTTTTTGACGGCGCCTCGGCGCTGAGGGATGCCAAGGCAAAGGCTGAGAACCCGTCGCCATTCAAGCGCTTGCTTGACAAAGGCACGGTTGAAGAGGAGGCCTTGCAGGCCACAATCCACACCCAGAAGCTGCTACAAATGGAGCGTGAACTGCGTGAGCTGATTTGCTACAACTACGGCGAAGACGTCTACGTGGAGATGATGCGCAATCGTGAGCGCATCCGACAGCGCAGGGTGCGCGAAGAACTGGCCACCCAGGCAGCAAGAGAGAATGCCATCGCCATCGGTGGCATTTTGCTGTTGACTGGTGTTGTTGGCTACCTCATCTACTTGGCCGTTTCGATGGCACTGGAGGCAAAATGATCCCGATTCTTGATGGCCTGGTCAAACTCGGCGCAGCGTGGATGGACGGCAAGAATGCCGAGGCCCAGGCCAAGACAGCAGCTAACCTGGTCAAGATCCAGGCCGAGGCCGACATCCAAAAGGCCAAGGCCATCAGCGCCACCAAGATGGCCCAAGAGGGCCAGGCGCAGGACTACGACCTTGACCGAATCGCCATGGAGCAGATGTCCAAGAGCTGGAAGGACGAGCTGGTGCTGGTGATCTTTTTGGCGCCGATGGTGATGGCTTTTTTCCCAGACCTGGCGCCGCACGCACTGCGTGGCTTTGAGATCATTGAGTCCATGCCTGAATGGTATCGCTACGTCATCATCGGCATGGTCATTGTGATCTATGGCCTGCGCGGCATGGCCAAGCAACTGATCGGACGCAAGTTTGGAGTAAGCAAATGACGCCTGAGCAACTTGACAAGATGCACATTAGCCAAGACTGGTTCATTCCCATGCTGGCCACATTTGAGCGCTTTGACATCTCCACGCCTGAGCGCCAGGCTGGATTCATTGGCCAGTGCCAGCACGAGTCTGGCAATTTCAAGCGCGTGCGTGAGAACCTAAACTACTCGGCCAAGTCGCTGCGGTCCATTTTCGGTCGGCACCGCATCACGGACGAAGAGTGCGAAAAGTACGGCCGCACTGATGATCACCCGGCAGACAAAGAGATGATCGCCAACACCATTTACGGCGGTGAATGGGGCGCCAAGAACCTTGGGAACACCGAGCCAGGCGATGGCTGGCAATACTCTGGACGTGGGGTTATCCAGCTTACTGGCCGTGCCAATTACCAGCGCCTGTCTGATGCGGTTGGTGTTGACTTCATCAACCACCCGTACTTGCTGGAGAAACCCGAGCATGCAATTATTTCTGCAGGATGGTTCTGGGACAGCAAGAATTTAAACAGGTACGCCGATGACCAGGACTGGCTGACGCTGACCAAGCGCATCAACGGTGGCACTATTGGCCTTGAGGACCGCGTGGCGCATATTGAGCACGCACTGGCTGTGTTGCGGGACAATTGAGCCATGCCCTCATCACGCCAACAGACACTTGCCACGCCGCCTGTGCCGACCATCCCCCCGCCTGGGATGGCGTACAGCGAGGTGACCGCGCGTGCCGGCAACAGTTTGATGCGCACGTTCATGTTGCGCTTGACTGGCATGCTGCAGTCGCTGCTCGGCGGTGCTGGTGGACAGTACATTGACAACCCCAACGGCTTGTTCTTTCAGACGTCGTCGCAGTCACTTGCCGCGGTTAACACTGGATACCCGATTGAGTTCAACCAGACCTACCTGAACAACTACGTCAGCGTGGTGGATTCGTCCAAGCTGACGGTGGCTGTCGGCGGGGTCTACAACTTCCAGTACACCGGCAGCGTCAAGTCCACGTCGTCAAGCGCCAAGGACATCTTCTTGTGGATCGTGCGCAATGGCACGACCATCGGCTACTCATGCGCGCCATACACCTTGTCTGGGTCAGACACGTATGGCCGGGTGTCGTGGAATTTCTCGATTGACCTGGATGAGGGCGAGTACGTTCAAATTTATTGGGGCGCAGACGACACGAATGTGCAGCTGACGACTCTGGCTGCTACGGCATGGCACCCGGCCATTGCTGCCAGCACCTGCGCCGTGATGTATTCGTCGGCGCTGCCAGAGACGCGCCCCACCGCTCCATGAGGTAACCCATGCCATTGATTCCACTTGAAATCCCGCCAGGCGTTTATCGCAATGGCACCGAGCTGCAGAGTTCTGGCCGATGGCGCGACGCGAACCTGGTGCGCTGGTACCAGAACACCATGCGCCCTGTCGGCGGCTGGCGCAAGCGCGTGGCCACGGCCGTCACTGGCGCAGCGCGTGCATTGATCACATGGAAGGACAACAGCGCCGACCCGTGGATTGGCATTGGCACGCACTCCAAGCTCTACGCCGTGCGCGTGGATGGAGCCATTGCCGACATCACGCCATCAGGGTTTACTGCCGGGTCGGCTGACGCTGAGGTGTACACAGGCTACGGCAACGGAGTTTACGGTTCTCAGGCTTTTGGCGTGGAGCGCCAGAGCCTGGCCACCATCACGCCTGCAACGATGTGGACGCTGGACACTTGGGGCGAGTACTTGGTCGGGTGCTGCAACAGCGACGGCAAGCTCTACGAGTGGCAGCTGGACTTCACCACGCCGACAACTGCTGCAGCGATCACCAACGCGCCTACGTCGTGCAACGCCATCTTGGTGACGTCAGAGCGTTTTGTTTTTGCCTTGGGCGCTGGCGGCAACCCGCGCAAGGTGCAGTGGTGCGACCAAGAGGACAACACGTCTTGGACGCCAACGACGTTGAACCAAGCTGGTGACTTTGAGTTGGCCACGCCTGGCACCATCTTGGCCGGTAAGCGGGTGCGCGGCATCAACTTGATTTGGACAGACATCGACTGCCATGCGTCAACGTACATTGGTCAGCCCTATATCTACTCGTTTGAGAAGATCGGATCAGGGTGCGGATTGATCAGCCCGCAGGCGGTGGCCGTGGTGTCTGATGTCAACGCATTCTGGATGAGCAAGACCGGATTTTGGATGTACGACGGCAGCATCAAGCCGCTGCCAAGCGATGTCGGCGACTATGTGTACCGAAACATGAACGTCAGCCAGTCAAGCAAGACCTATGCGGTCCACAACAGCGAGTACGGCGAGGTGTGGTGGTTCTACCCAAGCGCAGCGTCGAACGAGGTGGATTCATATGTGACCTACAACTACCGCGAGGGCCACTGGAACATCGGGTTATTGGCCCGCACTTGTGGCACAGGACGTGGGGCTTTTGAAAAGCCTTTGTTTGTTGGGGCCGATGGCTACATCTACGAGCACGAGGTCGGCTACGACTACGACGGCGGCACACTCTATGCAGAGTCTGGTCCCGTGCAGATTGGGTCAGGCGACAACATCATGGCCGTGCGTGAGCTGATTCCTGATGAGCTGAACCAGGGCGAGGTCACTGCGACGTTTAAGACCAAGTTTTACCCAAACGCCGACGAGTCGAGTTTTGGTCCGTACAGCATGACCAATCCGACCAGCGTGCGGTTCACTGCGCGCCAGGTCAAGATGCGAGTCCAAAGTGATGGCAACAACAACTGGCGTGTCGGGACCATGCGCATTGATGCCGTCACAGGTGGGCGCAGGTAAGGCAGAATTGACCATGTCGTCAAAAACAGCAGGATACCGACATGGCAGATTTGTTTGATTCGCTGGCTAGGTGCCGCACTCACATAGAGGCGGCTTTAGAATACTCTCACGGGACACACACATTTGTGGACATTGCGGCTGGGGTGCTTAGTGGACGCTACCAGCTGTGGGCAGGACAGCAATCTGC